TACCTGTTGGAGCATCTGTTAATTGATTTAAAACTTTTTGATTAGTTGCGAATCTCCACCTTGTATTTACTAATGCAGATTGAGCAACATCTTCATACATATTAACTGCAACAGTTGCTTCAGTAGTCCCATCATCAAAAGAACTAATTGGATCTGCTCCAATCAGTATCAATGCTCTACTACATATATCTAAAGCGGTATCTGCTGTTGTACTTGTTAATGCCATATAATGTTAGGGAGGGCATTGCCCTCCCCTCCCTTTTTATTAATCACCATCTGTCTCAACTATAGCTGTACCATCCGATACATCTACAACCGAACCAGTATTTGATAATACGTTGACCCAATGAGTTGTTGGAGCATTCGTATCTGAAACACAAATAACATCACGAACACTTAACATATTAGCAGCACTATTAAAATAACCAGCACTGTTAACAGTTGCAATCGTATCTGTTGTTGAGTAGTTCCAAAGTTTTGGACCTGCTCCATTTTGTGTCCAAAGAGTTAAACCAGAAGCACTAAAAGCCATGTAATTACCTCCTAAGAATTATTATCAAGAACTTCATAAATACCATTGTCATCAATAACAACAGCACCCATTGACATCATTGAAGTTGCCAAATGAGAAGCTCTTTCTGGAACATAGTTAAGCTCAGTAGAAACATCACTATTCACACCTAAACCTACGGCTGAAGTATGATATGCCATATTTTTACCAGCAGTTACAGCTGATGTAGAAAAAATATTAAAACCTAAAAAGTTTTTCATAGTCATTCCACCAGCATAAGGTAAATTCTGATCACCAACAAAATCTGAACTTGCAAACTCAGTTATTAAAAATAAATCTGCAAAACCTTTTGGATTCATAGCTAAATATCTTCCACCATCTTCTGGAATATTAGCAGCACCCATAGTTTCAAATAATGATAGTAGATCAGCTTTTTCTAAAGCACTACTTGTGTCATGAATCTGTGTACTGTTTGCACCAGAATCCATTGCAGTATACAGAATTTCATCTGTCTTTCGACCAAGAGCAGCAGCCGCACTTTTTGCAACAGCTTGTCTTTCGTCTATGTTAGTTTTTAATTCATCCAACTTATCAATATACTCTGCTGCATAGTAATCAGACATAGTAGCTTCAACAGTTGTATGTGTTAGTTCCATTGGAGTTACAAGTCCATTTCTAGACTTTGTACTCGCAGAACCAGTTCCAATCTTCTGAAAACGTACTATGTTTCCAGCAACATTGCCTACAGTTCTTACCGTATTACGCAGTTTAGATCCCATTCTTTGATAGGCTAAATGCACATCCGACTCAAACTGCTTAATAAAGGCTGTATCAATAGAGTTTGCCATTATAAATCTCCAGTTAAAGTTTCACCAACGTCATTGATTGTCTGCTTTAACTACGTCAATGCAATTATCCATAAAGGGTTGCTAGTGCATTACAGGTCGTGACTCTTCATTTATAAAACTATTTTTATTATAATTACAACGAAAAAATTTAATAAACTCAAAATTATTAAATGTATAAAGGTGTGTTTCAAACTCAAAACCACAAAAACTAAGCCATGCTTGTGTTCTCATATCGTTGCTTGGTATATAATTATATATTGTTTTATAGTTTTCCTGTAGCAAATCTACAACACTTCTTGACCCTCTAAGAAAAGAAAAATAATTATCTTCAAGATCAGTTGTAGCTAACATCCAGACTTGCGCTCTATCTTTTTTATATTCATCTAAACCTACACCAAGCATAGCAATAGGTTTTTTCTTAGAAAATAATGTATATATTGTGCTATTTTTTTGTGTAAATGGATATAGTAAAGCTTGAGTTGGATCAGCGTCAAGCATTCTTAATTCTTCTCTATCACTCTTTCTAATGCTTTCAGCAATAGGCTCAACATCTTTTAACTTAGCTTTTTTTAAGGTAAGCTTACCTACTTTTTTAACCACCATTATAAAGCTTTGAATATCCTTCTCTTACTTTCTCTACAAAAGATGGATCTCTTTTGGCTGGATCCCAATATCTAGGATCATTTTGCATACTCTCTAAACCTTCTTGAGTTATCCTACTAGCTGGTTCAGTTTGTATTGGTTGATTTGTTTTAAGCTTTTCCATTATATGCTCCAATATAAATATACCATCTGCTGTTTCTGTTATTTTTTCTACAGAAGGTAACATATCTTCTGGAAAAAACTTATTAGCAAATAGTTCTACTGCTTGTATTCTTTCATTACTATTTTCACCAAGCCTACCTATTTCTTGTTCTTCATTAGGTAAATTAGCTTGCAATCCTTCTGTATACATTTTAATGCCTTCAGCAAACTCATCTTGCGAAAAACCATTATCAAATGAATGATCTACCCACCATTTAAGTAATGGGTTATCTGCCGCCATAGTTTCATCTATGTTTTCTGGTAAAATATAGTCACCTTTTTTTTCTGGTCTATTTTCAAAAGCAACTTTATTTAACTCTTCTTCCCATGTTTTTTTAAAATCTTCTTCTTTTTGACCCATTTTCTTTTCTAGGTTTTGATAAGATTCTACTAAATCCTTTTCTGTTTTAAATTTTTCTGGTAACCATTCTGGTCTATCTGGAACAGAATATTCATCTACAGTTGTTTCACGTGAAACATCTTGTGTTGCTTCTTGCGTTTCTTGTACTTCTTCATCAGCCATTTATTTTACCCTCATTGCATGATCTATTCTACGTTCAATTAATGCTACAATATAGCGTTGACCCTCATGATGACGCAAAGAATCATCAGATACTAGTGGTCCATTAACACTTTCTATTGTAATTTGTCTTAAGTATTTTAAGACTTCTTTGCCAGTTGGTGTAGAAAAAACGCTTTTGACATTTAAACTTATTTGTTGGTCTTTATCTTTAGCCCTTTCTATCCCATCAATTCCAATATATCTATTGGGTGACAACTTCTTCTCCTTGTTGTTGTTGCATCATTTGTTGTTGCATTTGTGCTTGTTGCATCATTTGCATTATTTCTTTTCTTTGACCAGCATCTCTTATCAAGCTATCTGGTACACCAAACTTCTTAGCAAGATAAGCAGCAACTTCTTCACCACTTACTAACAAGTTCATAATATCTGGACCAAATCCTTGTTGTACTAATTGTAACCATTGAGATGTTGCACTTATATCTTGTCTAGCTTGTGCTTGACTTAATGGAGATACAGATCTTACTTTTACTTGTCTACCATTAACTGTTGGTATTTCAATTCTACCTTGCTTTTTAAGTATATGAACAACTCTTTGTAGAACTGGTTGCACTAGTTCTGATTGCAATCTACCAAATGCAGAACCAATTTGCCTAGATAAATCAGCCATACGTTCTGCAATCTCAGTAGCTGTAGCTGGTGTTTTATTAGGATCACCTAGCATTTCATTATATAAAGCTCTCTTAATATTCAAACGCATATCATTCAAAATAAACTGACTGACATCAAAACTACCAGCAGCTCTTATCGGTTGCAATCCAGCAGAGTTTGGTGCTTTAGGTATAACTGTTCCGGGAACAAGATTAATTGTATCTGGATTAACTATACCATCATCATCTAGTTGATAAATACCAGAGATAGCCATTTGTGCATTTTCTAATACTAACTGTACAGTTAGGTTAGTTGTCTTAATTGCACTTAATGCATTCATAAGTGGACCACGACCATAAGTTTCTCCAGCACAAGTAGCCCATCTAAAACAAACAAATGGGTTAGAACCAACACCAGTATATCTTTCTGATTTTATCAATGTAGCTGTTTCACATTCAATAACATAATCTAAAAAAGCATCTTCATTTATTTTAGTATAATCTCGACAAACAACTTCAAGTATTTTTGTTTTGCCATCTGGTGACTTTTCTATTTTTTCCATTAATTGTGGAGTAATAGTACTATTAGGGTACAATAAAGAAATATGAGAATAACGAACATTTCTTTCTCGGTAAACATGATCTATTTGATTATTGGGTCCTGTATCTAATACAACATGAGGAAGTGGTATTGCATTAAATACTATAGGCTGTACTGCATCTCCTTCACTTACTTGAAGGACACCAGTACCCACTGCCAAATCCATAAAAGACTCATGGACTTCTTGACCAAAGTTAGAGTTTTGTAAGACTTCAAATACATATTCTGTTACCTCATCCAAATCATTGTTGACGGTATCTCTTTGTTCTTTTGGAACTTCAGAACCAGCTATAAAGTCAGCCCATCTTGCAAAATTAGGAACAAGACCAGCTTGCAATCTTGATGCAAACTCTTGTACACCAACTACTGCTGTTTCGTCAAATATCTTTTCATCTCTTCTCTGACCAACAGATTCAGTATAAAAAGATTCTCTTTGTGGCATTGAGTATTCATAACATTCTTCAAAGAGAGGGACAAAGTTTTCTCTTAGAGTTTTTGCTTTCTCATACTTAGCCATATATTCTTTTGCAATTTTATCGTGCATTAGATTGATCCTCTATAATATCCAATACCACCACCAGATCCTGTAATCAAAGAACGTCTACCTCTACGCATTCTTCTTCTTTGTAAAACAGTACTTTTTTTTCTTTGTTGTACTACTGTTGGGTCTTTTGGTATATCTACTTGTTCCCCAGGGACATTTGCTGTTGTAGTTTCCTGTACAGGTTCTGGTAAATTAGTACTAACTAATGGTGTTGCTCTTACAACTGACTGTTCTTTTTGTTGATCTTTAAGTTTTTTTTGTGTCTGTTGTTCTTTTTCCATTTGTGTTTCTTGGGCTTGTTCAGCTTGTGGATCTCTTACTGCTGATGTACTACCCCCACCAAATATACACATACTAACCTCCTATTCTTGCCCAAAAGCTTTGTTTCTTCATAGGCTTTCGTTGAAATAAATCATACTCTCTTCTAGCATTAAACGATTGTAAGGGCTTTTGTCCAGAAATTAATTGCCTTCCTTCTCCAGCACCTAATAGCAAATATTGCAAAGCATCATGAATATGAGAGTACATATTCTTTTCTGGCTTGTCATCATAGCGTTCTCCTGACACTTGCATTCTCCTGTAAGCATAGCCACCTTGAAATCCTTTTATTAACATAGGACATCTTCTATCAATCAAAAAAGCTGGTTTACCATCTGACATCTTAGTTAATTGCGAAGAAACAGATTCTAATCTTAGATCTACACTATTAGATGGAGCTGGCATAGCTCTTAGACCAGCACCTCTTAATATCTGGAATGGAGTCGATTCATCTGTTTGCGCTCTAAAGTCACCAGCTGGATCACCAATTATTGTAACATCTAAACCAGAAAACCTTGTAGCTATCTCTTGTCGTAGTAATTCAGCAAACCGAACTATACCCATATCAATAGCTACTATCTCTGTTTGTATTAACCATCTGCCTCTTACCTTCTGTCCAAATACAGCAGAAGGAGTAAGTCCAAAGTCAATACCAATATATAAAGGTACTCCAATAGCAATAGGTATTTCTTCTTTAGCTATATGGGTTTCTGAATAGAAGTCAGGATATACAGGCTTGCCTTCCTGTATTAATCCCAATCTGTTCATAACATACACATCTATCCAGTTCTTAGTCTTTCCTCTAATAAGGTTCGTATAATAAGTTCCAAGAATATTAGAGTTATTCTCTGCTTTCTTATTCATTGAATAGCTTTCGATTATACCATCCTCGCCCTTCTTTTCTATCATTGCAGGGGGTTGTGTATAAAAGTTC